ACTTCTGCCATATCTCTCTTTTACTCTTCTTGTGGTTGTTGTTGACTAGCCATGTACTGCTCTTGTGCAGCATTGATAGCAGGTGCTACAGCAGGTCCACCCAACTTCATCATCATCTCTTGTTGTTGGGCTTGCTGCATAGCTTGTTGAATTTCTTCTTCTGATTTAATCAGTCCTTCAGTCTCGATACCTAACGCTGTGGCTCTTCTTTTGAAGTAGTCAGATACATTAACATATTGTGCAACTGCTTGTGGACCAACGATTTGATTAGCTCCTGCAAGAAATAGATCGAGCTTTTGTAAATCATTACCTCGTCCTAGTGCTTCAACACCAGTAACAATAGTAGGTTTAACAATGTCTTTAGGTAACTTAGGAAGTCTTCCTTCTTTACTCATCCTTGCCATTAACCTAGTAACGACAGGCATTTGAAACTCTTGTGACAATAAAGAATACAGACCACCAAGTGCAGCTTCCAACTCTTGAGATAACATTCTTATCTCCTCTGCTGTTACTCGTTCTGCATCTCTGACTACACCACTGTTAAGTAGGAAAGCTTGAGATAGTCTATCACTAATCCCATTCATTACTCCTTGTGCAGTACGGAAGTCATTGAACTTGTTAAGTTGTAAAACAGATACATCTCCTTCAGACCCTTGTACAATTGCACCGTTAGGAGATTCAGATAAAGTCTTAGCCCTGGTTGTACCGTTAGGATTAACCATGAACAATACCTTGGCTGCTGCTGCACTACCTTCGACTATTGCTTTTGTTAACGACTCTAAAGATTTAAGATCACCAATGTACTCCTCAACAAATCCTCGTCCGTAATCTTCACCATCTATTCTTGTATAACGAAGAGGTAGGAATGGAGTCTTCTCGATAGGATACCTACCCTTTGACTCTTCAATAACAATTCCTTTAACATCTTGTTGTACTACATATTCATTACCTTCTCTAACTACAGAGGTGTACAAGTCACAGCTATTCTCTTTCTCTTGACGATATACCTCTTCTCTTACAGACTCAGGTAACATCATTGGAGCAACAGTTTCTTTGATAGCTATGTGTGTTACATTACCCATTGGGTCTCTCTTAACACAGTAACGATCCAGTCTGAATACTCTCATTCCACCTTCATCAGGTAAGTATAACAAAGTATTACCTGTCACTAATAGATTCTTTAACGCTTCAAACACTCCTACTCGAAATGCTTCAACTTCTACTTCTTGAGATACACTTCGTTCTACATCTGCTAATGCTTTCTCTAAGTCAGATCGTAATTGCTCTCCTCCCTCTGGTCCTAACTCCTGCTTTGCTTTATCTAATTCATACCTGTCTATAACAAGACGGAAGAATGGAGCGTTAGGTGGTAACAGTGCTAACAATAACTTAGATGCTAGGTTGTTTACTCCTCTAGCTCCTACTCCTTGATAAGGTGTGTAATACTTAGTAGCGTAGTTGTGTCCATCGGGTGGCATTATGTAAGGAATAGTCAACTCAGATGAGGTACGACCTCGATCCAAGAAAGACCACCTTTGGTTCTCTAAGCTATGATATAGCCCTTGGGCTGTTTCTTTCATCTATTGACCTGTGGCATCAGCATTGAACTGAGCTAGTGTAGCATCTGATGCTCCAGCAGTTGTTTCAGCTACATAGATTCTCTTCGTATCAGTCGCAAAGTATATTTCTCCTTGCGTAGCTTCCTTTTTAAACTTCGTCTTATTAGCATCCGTCCCTGTCTTAACAGCGATGGAGTAATCCTTCCGTCCTAACTTTTGCTGTGCCATGACTTAGGAAGCTGTACCAGCGTTGATGCAAGGACTGTTTGGACGAAGGCGAAGATCATCATTTGCTGGGTCTACGAATAGAGGATCGGAGAATATATTGTCAGTCCCTCCACTAGTGTTACTACTACCAATTTGATGGAAGCAACTAAATGTAGACGCTGATGCTAATGTGAAATTACAAGCCGCTGTGTCATCGCTCATCCAAATATTGTTTTTCATTCCCGATGAAGGGAGTCCTGCTGTGACCGTGCCTGATGTAATAGCAGTTAGACCTAGATAAATACTATTACGCTCGAAGGTTATAGTTTGACAGTCGAAAAATAAAGGTTTAGCGACACCAGTGTAGGATAAGCTGATAGAGTTATCTGTGAAATTAGCTCCAACACCAATTGTATTTAGTAAAAAATGTCCATAAACATAGCCAGTAAGTGCAGTAGATGATATAAATTTATTATTCTTTATAGTTGGCTTTACTGCACCATCCATTCCCAATCTTAAATTTTCAACTACAAATTTCTGAAAAGTATTAGCCCCACCTCCTGCTGTTGTTTGTCCTACATATATTGTATTTACTGATGCAGTATTTGTGGTGGTTAATTTAGCACCATATAAGTTTAAGCTTTCATAATTTACTCCTGATGCTCTCCACAATGTTGTGCCTGTGTTTATACTATAGTCTCCATCTGTGAAATAAATAGTACCTCCGTTTCCAGCTGCTGTTTCTGCTGTACCTAATTGATTATAAAAATAAGGATCAGCGAGTGTTCCTGTACCTGAACCTGAACCTGGTTTAATATATACTGTTGCCATAATATTTAGTTGTTAATTTTTAAGAAATTGTTCCACCTGATATTAAAAGAGGTGCTGGGTTTGCTCCTATATCGGGAGCGTTAAAGCCTTGCCTTAGAGGTAATCCGTTTGCTCCTAAAGCATCTGAATCGCCTGTGATTAAAGAGTAAGTTCCCGATGTAGTTGTAATCTCAATGTCAGGTTCAGTTGAATCTTCGACCACTGACACACCTGTTGTTAATTCTAAACGACTCGATGGGGTATTTAAGTATGCCCTAGATGCGTCTGTCTTAACTAAAAAGTCTAAGTTTCCATCGGAGTCAGTAATAACAACGACCGACTGAGTAGGATTGTCTATAACCTTTAAACTCTGATTAGGAAATGCTCCGATATGTGGATTAGGTGTGCCTCTTAACTCTGCGTCTCCAACTACAACTGTCTGAAAGGAACAAGTCCCATCTCCATCTTCTCGAAGAAATTTAGTAGCTCCTGTTTCTCCTGTTGATAAGACTGCTGTGCCTTCGACTGCTGAACTAATACCTGTTAAGTTACTTCCGTCAACAGCTGGTAATTGTGCTGACCCGTTTAACTGTACTACATTATTAGCACTTGTTCCTACATCTAAAGTAGCCGAAGTACCTAGTCCGCTAACATCAGTATTACTAAGTGTTACTGTACCTGTTCTTCCAGCTACCGATTGCACTGGTGCTCCTGATGAATCGATGAAGTTACTATCATTAGTAAGAGTCGATATGTTATCACCTGGTTGAGTAGCACTAGTCGCTAAAGTTCCTTGAGCTGCCGTAGCGTAATCTGTTGAATCAAAAGCTTTTACCTCTGCTAAGTTTGTTACTTCAGAGTCCATCAAAGCACCTGCTGCGGTAACGTTAGTTGCGTCAGTAATATCAGCTCCAGCTTCAATACCATTTAGCTTAGTCTTATCACCATCGACAAAAGCTCCTTCTGAGGGTGGTTGTTGAGCACTATCTGCTAAAGCTCCTTGAGCTGCTGTTGCATAGTCTGTACTTGCAGTAGTAGCTGCTGAACCTAACCCTGATATATCTGTGTTACTAAGTGTTACTGTACCTGTCCTACCTGCTACCGATTGAACAGGAGCAAGAGTCATTAAGTTATTAGCTGTTACTCTTTTAGTAGTGGGTGTCCCTGAAACATCAACAACAGCTATTTGATCGCCACTTGCTGGAGTTGTTAATGAGGGTAATTCCGAGATCTTTTTATTAGCCATCGTATTTTAAATTTTATTCTATTTCTAAACGCATATCATCTTCTGTCAACAAAGCTTCTTCACCTTCAGTCAAAATCATACCATCTCTTTCGTAGAAATCATATATCTCACCAAACTCAGGTCTTATAAGACGATTAGGTATTATAACTTGGTTGTTAGGTTTCTCTTGAGAACTATATGGAAAGATTAAAGACATCTAATTAAAGAGAGTCAGTAGTTCCAGTTGCAAAGACGCTATAAGTACCGTCTGTTCTAGCTGATATATTACCTCTGATTTGTTCGTAGTGTCCGTGATCGTCTCTGACCATGATAGCACCGTTAGCTGTTACAGCTTCAGAGTGAATGACATACCAAGAACCACCTATGTAGGCTTCTATGTCTACCGTACCTCCTGTGGTTACTGCGGAAGAAGCGATTACAAAGGTCCAACCCTTAGAACGCTCTACTGAGAATGAACTGCCAGCCCCTGTCGTTGTGACAGATGATAGCAAAGTCTTTTTTGAGAGTGTGCGAAGCATGATATTATATAGTTATGTTGTTATTAAGAAGACATATAGACACCAGTACCACCAGTAGAACCACCAAGTGTAGGTCTAGAAGATCGTGCTAACTGTGCTTGTGCTCCTCTTCTCCTTTTCTTAGGCTGTGTTTGTCTAACAGTCTTAGGTGCTTCAGCAACAGGAGGCGGTGGAGGAGGAGGTGCTGGAGGTGGAGGAGGCGGTGGAATATCTGGTGCTGACATACACATGGTTAGTCTTTTGTTAAAATGTTTTGTTGTAGTTGTTCGTTATAAGTTTGTCTAAGGAATCTAATTACAGACACTTGTCCACTCTTAAACCAAACATCTTTTTCAGAGTTCGTCAAGTCAGGACATTTGTCAGGAAATAATTCTTCCAATCTCTTTACAACAGCCTCGCTTATAAGAGGCATTAGTTCATCTTCCATTATTCCGTGTCTCCAATCCATATGTATAGTGGGGTCATTTCTCCTACGTAAGCTCCTCCAATGTTAAAGCTAAAGAACTCCATAGCATCATCCATTGTCATGTCATCTCTTAACATAAGTATCTCTAAGATTCTTTCAATAGAATAAACATATCTTCCATCGTGATACTCTTGACCTATGATAGCTTCATCAAATCCATCCGCTTTTATTTGCTCTTTTTCTATATGTGCTATCATGTTCTATAACTCCTATCATCTAGTTCTTGTGGTAAGTTACCTTTTCTTATTTGATCCTCGGTCCACAGGAAAGCACTGGCATTCCAAAGTATAGCACCTGCGTGATCTTCTGAATCATCTCTTTCACTAAGTGCTAACAAGTGTCTATTCATACTATCTATTAATCTACTGAGGGGGAATCCGTTGTGCCAGTTGTTGTCTCCGTAGAGTCTTCCTCCTTCTTCAAATCGTTTGGCAAGGGATCGAAGGGCGATTGGAGGAATAAGGCTGAATCGTCCCCGTCCAGCATCCCTGTCACGCTTCGCACCAGTGGTATAATGTTCTTTCTCTCCAGAGTTTGGTAGTTCTTCGGTGTCCATAGTTTTGTTATTTGTTTTTGTTTTTTATTGTACTCTTGTTTTCTTAGTAGTCGTGCCATCCACGCATTCATCAAAGCTTCCTGTTCTGTTTGTCCCTTCTTCTCATACAAAGCAACAACAGATTCCCAAGTGTATCCGTTATCATCCAACCATCTCTTAGCAGTCACAGCTCCTACTCCCTTTGCTCCGCTGAATCCATCTGTTGAATCTCCCATCAAAGATTGTAGTAGGTGGAAGTTATCTGCTTCTTCTTCTGTAGGTTCGTGGTATTCTTCTCTGTTATAATCATAGAAAATTCCTGGTACACTCTTGAAGTCCTTGTCTATTGATACGATGATACGCTTGTCTTGTCTGTTAGGTCTTTCAGTAGCTAAGATACTTAACACATCATCAGCTTCTATGTTAGCCCATAGTTGTGCATCTAGTTCATTGATCATCCATTCCTTCATAGGTTTTAAGATGATAGGTAATACTGACTTCCTTCTGTTCGACTTGTACTCAGGGAATAGTTTCCTTCTGAAGTTTGCTCGGTCACTCAACGCTAACACTACTTCATCTGCTTTGAGTAAGTCTTTGAATTGTTCTATCCTTCCAATGACTCGTTCCTTTGCTACTGCCATGTCTGCGTGTACAGTCCAAAGCTCTTCTTCCCATTGTATATTTTCTTGTGCTATGATCGACGCTTCAAAAGCTAATACATCTGCGTCAATTAGTATGGTTGTTTTACTCATAGAATATGCTCCAGTTCTCTTGGTGTTTTTTATATTTTGATTTACTATCAGGTAGGAGACTTAACTTTAATGTTACTCCGTTTATTTCTTCTCTTGGTATTAACCACCACATCTTCTCAGGTACAATATAACAACCTACCACATCTATCGAATCACACATATAAGACTTCCCTGTGCATCCTGATCCACTGTTTATATGATATGAATTAGCTGATGTTTTACTACCTGATGCTTTGATCTGTACCTTTAAAGTACCTGCTGGGCAAGTGACAATGAAGTCCCAAGGCATAGGTGTAGTAGGTAAATGAGGTTCAAAGTCTCGCTCTAAACACTCAGTTGTAAACCTTGACTCTGCTATTGCTCCGATTCGTTGGGTCTTTGATGAGGGCATAAGATTATTAGTGTGTTCATTCTTCCAATCCCAGTGAACATTTAATTCAGTTGTATCATACAAGTCCGCAAGGGACAAGTAGTAATCAAACTCAGTTTCTTGTTTTAGTGCGTCTCTGCCCATGACTCTCCTACTTTATATTCACCATCCATAGGACACTTCATGTTCAACTCTTTACCTGCCGCTTTGATTGCTTTGATAGCTAACTCTCCGTATGTATCTGCTAACTCAGGTTTAACTTCAGCTTGGAACTCATCGTGTATGTTACCTACAAAAGCGTACTCTCTTCCGTGTTGCCATCCGATCTCAGAAAGCTTGGTGTGTAGTTTAATTAAAGCTACCTTCATAAGGACAGCACCAGCAGATTGAAGTAACATATTAAGTGCAGCGTGTTCACTTCTTATAGGTAGTATCCTACCGTCTACTCCTGTTAAACATCCATTTTGTTCTGCCTTCTTTTGGATTAATTGTTTAAGCATATTCAACGCAGGTAAGTTAGATAAGAACTTCTTCTTTAATCTACTACCATCTTGTGCTGTACCCTCTACAATCTCTCCTATCTTTGCATCACCTGCTCCGTAAAGGAATCCATAGATGAATGTCTTAGCTTGGTCTCTAGTCTTTAACCCTGCTGCCTTTTGATTAACAGAGTGTATGTCTCCTTCAAGGATAGCTTTAGTGTACTCTCCTCCATCCCAAGTAGACAGATAGTGTGCAAGCATACGAAGTTCTAAACCACTAGCGTCAACACCTACTAACTTGTATCCCTTTTTAGTTATAAATAAAGAACGACACTCCTCACCGTACTCTGCTCTTGTAGCTGGTACTTGTGCTAGGTTGGGTAAGCTATGAGTACATCTACCTGTGACTGCTCCGTTTGTGTTGACTCGTCCGTGGATTCTGCCATTCTTAACTAATCTTAACCATCCATTCTTGCCTTCAGCTAGTTGCCCTAGTCTTTTGACTACTAACAAATACTCCAGCAAAAGCTTCGCTGATGGATGGTTAATAGATTTTAAAGTAGACTCATCAATCTTCACAGTCTTTCCGTCATTGGATACAGGCATTTTAAAACCCAAAGCTTCAAGTCTTTCTTTAATCTGTTGTCTGCTGCCAGGATTAAAAGGTATGATCTCCTCCTTTACATCTAGTGGTTCAGCTTTGTTAACTAAGTTCTGTACCATGCCTCTACTCTTCAGTATATTTTTAAGTTCTACTTTAGTAGGTGCTGTGATTACCTCGACTCCATCCATGTGTTCAATAGTTAATGAGTATCCCTTCGGAGTCTTCATCTTCCTGACGGTAGGTTCAAACATCTCTTGTAACTTATCTTGTAGCTTTGCTCGGATTGCGTTTAACTTCTGCTCCAGTTGTTCAGCTTTATCTATATCAAAAGCAAAACCTTGGCTCTCTTGTAATCTGATAACGTAAGCAAACCAATGTTCAATAGCTAACATCTTTCTACTAGGTTCAAGCTTAGTTAAATATTCATACAAGGTCTTGGTTACTAACACATCTCGTTCACAATACTTCTTCATCTCTTCGTTGTAGTGATCGAATGCTCCTTCCTCTTCTCCGTAAGTAAGCTTTAACATCTCACCCATCCTGTGTCCCCAAGCTTTCAAGCTGTGACTGCCTATCATAGAAGGCTCAAAGTTCTTACGCTTGAAGTCATCTTCTCTAAGGTCAGGATGTACACACCTACTCATAACAAGCGAGTCTTGTACTCGGACCAAAGGTGGATGGAAGTTGTACAACTTAGCTAACGCAGGTAGATCAAACCCTATCACATTATGTCCTATGATCTTGTCTGCTTTGCTTAACATATTAAGTCCTTCCTTTATCCCTTCACCTTCAAAGGTAATCATCTTAGCTGCTATAGGATCGTAGATGGATATGCAATGGCATACCTTGAGGTCACTCAGATTAGTGAAGTCCTCGATGGCATTGGTTTCTATATCAAAGAATAGTATTTTCATTTTATTAAAACGGATCTTTACCGTTGGTTGTTATTGTTTTGTCTTTAAATACATTCTCATCTTCTGTGTATCTGCCACTGTCTTGATCGTAGAACAAGGTAGTAGCTAGTCCAGTTTCTCCTGAGAATCTATTCTTTAAGACTCTTACTTTTGTTTCGTTATTGTTTTCTTTTTGTTGGTTTCTCTCTAGTCCTATTACCATATCACTAAGTTGTGGTATCGAATGACTACCTCTAAGGTCTGCAAGTCTAGTGACTCCTCCTTCCTCATGTCCTCCACCATTTGGTGGTCTTCTAAGGTGAGATACTAACACCATTCCACATCCAGTCTCTTCTACTAAGCTTCTAAGTTGTGTCATCGTATTATCAATTAACCGTCGTTCATCATCTCCTTGGATACCACTAACTACAATAGATAGATGGTCAAGGAATATCCATTTACAACCTAGTCCTTTGCACAGGTATCGAATCTTACTTAACAAGTTATCACTCTCCGTACTTCCGAAGTGGTCATAGGTATAGAAGTTCTTTTTACCCATCGTCTCATCGAATGCTTTGCGTAACTCCTCCTCCTTTAAATCATTCTCAAGGTGAAGTGGTTTGTTAAGATGAATGCCTAAGATGCCAAGTGCAGTTCTTCTTACTGATTCTTCAAGTGCTATATAACCTACCGTCTCGCCAAGTCCGAGGAGATGGTGACAGACTTCACGACAGAACAAGGACTTTCCAATCCCTGAACCAGCACAAAGTGTCACCAACTCTCCTCGTCTTATACCGTGTGTCATACCATTTAAAGAAGCATATGGATAAGGCTGTGACTCAGAAGTATCCTCCTTTATTACAGCTTGCCATATATCTTCTCCTCCCACTATCCCATCAGGTCTATACTCTCTCGCTTGCCATAGACAATTCACCAACTCCTCGCTACGCTTTGCCACTAACATATCATTAGCATCCTTTAGTGGCAGTTCAGCTATGTATGCTTTACCAGGAGTTAAAAGAGCAGCACATTTTGCAGCTCCATCTCTTCCTGGATCATCATTATCAAAGCAGAAGATTACTTTCTCAAAGCTTTCCAACCAATCAATTGCTTGGCTGACATACTTCTTTGCTCCTCCTGCTCCGTTAGGTACACTAACTACAGCCCATTTGTTTCCGAAAGCTTGACTGACACTTAACGCATCAATCTCTCCTTCACATACTACTACTCTTCTTCCACCACTACTCCAAAGGTGCTGTCCATATAAGCCATACAGCTCTCCTTTGATAGAAAAAGTTTTGTTAGCGAATCGTAATTTCTGTGCGACAAGTGCTCCGTTCCTACTCTTGTAGTTAGCAATGTGTACTGGTTCTCCGTTGTGAGTTCCTATTTGATAGCCCCACTTCTGACAAGTCTCCTTTGTTAAGTTCCGTCTAGCTATCTCCTGTGCTTTACCTGTGATAAATGAAGTATTGTTGGTTGTAGGTAGTGTCATAGTTTGTTGTCTGCCTCGACTGTATGAATCACAGCTGAAACATTTTGTGCTTCCGTCGTCGTTGACTGCAAGAGCGTCACTCGATCCACACTTTGTACACTGCTGGTGCGTTCTAGTGAAAGCCATTGTTTTGGTATTTGTTTATGTGCATATAATATTCCTTTCTTCTCACACCACATCGCATAGGTAGTCTTACTTCCTTTACGAATCTTGTTGTAAGCATTTTGAAATAACAACCTAATGTCTAAGTCAGGATGTTGTTCCTTGATTAACAAGTGTTTAGTCCTGTCCTCCGTGACCCACCTCCCCTTGGTTTCAATAATGATTCCGTTGGGGAGGATGAAGTCAGGAGTGTAGGTACTAAGACGCTTGTACTCGATCACTAACGATTCGTACTTGTACTTTATACCACACCGTCTTAATTGTGATGCTATTCTCTCTTCAAATCCAGACCTAAAAGTCTGCTTTGATAATGTCTTCTTCTTCGGCATCAAGTGCTTGGTCTAAGTTTTCACCTCCGTTAACATAGCCTCCTTCAACTTCAGTAAAGCCAAAGCTTTCAGCTGCTTTCTCACTTAGGCTACCATCACTCAACTCGATAACTTGACAAGCAAGTAAGTCCAGTGACATTCCAAACCCAAGTGCAGGTACAAACCAAAACCGTGGACGAAAAGCTAACTTAACCTTTGATCCACCTCGTACTAATGTATCCTTTAAAGGGTTACCTTGTGAGTCATACAAAGCAATAGACTTAGCAGCTCTTGGGTCTCCATTTTTATAAGTGCCAGGAAGTACATCTTTCAACTTTGTTTTTATTATCCAATCACCATCGTCATCCTCACGCACAGGTGGGTCAGATAGTTTAAGCTTTTGCTTTCCTAACTCCTCCAGTTTACTTTGATACTCAGCGTCGAATAGTGGTTGAAGCTGTGTGTTAATAGCCTCTGCTTCTTCCTTTGTTACTATTAAATCACAACTGTATTCACCTTGATCGTTAAATCTTGTGTTAGGTGTATTCACATTAGGATACTTTGCTGTACCTACTGGTGTTACAATTTGTGGGTGTTTTGTTCTAGCTTTTACTGCCATTGTCTCTCTCCTTCTTTTATTGTGTTTATTATGAGAATATATACTGACAGTCGTTAAGTGCCGACACATCTAGTGTGCCAAGTTCAGGGCTGTCTTCCAGTGTACATCCTCTTTGTGCTTCAATCTCGTCCTTGAACTTGTTGACAAGATCGTCGCTAAAGTGTTGTTCGTAAATCTCTCTTAGTTGTTGGTGCATTTTCGGTGCGTTAGGGCTTTGAGTTGCAAAGCTATCGTGTATACTTGCTATACAATAATCACTTTTGCAAGCTAATTCCATCATAACAGATGAGTCAAGACTATGTATATAATTAGGTACGATAGCTCGTGCCATTCTTCTACTACATATTCCTTTCTGTTTGTTGTTGAAAGCAAGGATAGTGTTTTGCATATTTAAAATGCTACTAACTTTAATTATTGTTTGCTCGTATAAAGCTTGTACAATTTCTAATCCAAAGGGTGTGGTCCACTTGATAGGTTTGTCAGTCCTCGCTATATTTTTAAACCACTTCATTAATTCTAAATGTGGTTGGATTAAAGCGTTTGCTTTATCGTTGATTAAAGAAGCTAAGTATATCATAGCCTCGTTAAAATCTTCCTTGCTGAACGGACTACCTAGCCCCTGCTTAAGTCGTTTAACAACAGCATCTTCCAGTGCATCTTTACTCGTGTATCCATTCATTCCAAACGGTTTACACATCACTATCTTCTTAGTAAAGCTACGATCTATTCCAAACTTTAACCAATCTCCAGCCAAGCTGTTCTTACTTTTATCTTTCATCAACCTATCGTACACTTGATCTGCTACTTCCTGATAGATATCCTGTGGTTTCTGGTTAGGTATTAAGTTAACGTGGTGTCCAGACTTTTCATCCCTTGTTAACAAAGATAGAATCTGTATGCCGTTACAACTAGCGTCCATGTGACAAGGTAACTTAGTTTCAAATCCCCATCCTTGCTCTTTAAACTCAGCGTATTCAAAACAAAA